CTCGGTGTTATTGATGGTGTCGGTGTAACTGATGGATAAACATAACCAGATGTAACTGAAGGTGTTGGTGTTGGGGTTGGTGTTGGGGTTGGTGTAACTGACGTATTTGGTATTGGTCCGCAAACACCAGTACTTATTAATGTTGCAGCACCACCACTTCCACTTGGGAAAGTAATTGATGAACTGTGCTGTACGCAAATTGTAGAGCCGTTTGTAATATAACTTGTAACTGATGATCCACCACAAATATTGTAAGTAACTGGGCCACCACCTGCTGTAAAACCATAAATGTAATAAGCGTCGCAAATAGTTGCTGAAGGTGATACTGATGGGGTAATTGAAGGGGTTGGTGATGGTACTGGGTAACATGGTCCACCTTTTTGGGCTGTACCGAGAGTAGTGACTAACGTACCATTTATTGCACAAATTGATGTGTAAAAGAATTGTGACTGTGCATTATAGTATGATACTTCATTACCTGATGCGCAATCCTTATAGTAAAATGAAAGTTCATATAGACCTACACCGTAATATGAAGCTTGCATTTGATAGTTTGTACAGCCGTATGGTATGGATGGTGTTGCTGAAGGTGTTGCTGAAGGTGTTATTGAAGGTGTTACAGATACTGATGCACCAATAGATGTTGATGGGGTTAATGATGGTGTTGGTGTAGGAGAAGTAATTGAGAATATAGTATTTACTGTCTGTAAAAGTTGTTTGAAATTTGTTATCTTTATGTTTGTTAAATCAGCAACTGCTGCACTAGCTGTATATAAACACTCAAAAACTCTATTTAAAACTTGCGGTGCTGTTTTTTCATTTACATTAACAAAACAATTATTATCAAAAACTAAATTTAATAATTGTTTTTCTGTATGTGTTAAAGGTACTATATCACCGGAAATAATTGTACTTGTTTGTGGTAAAAAGGAGCCTGTAAATCTATAATTTAAATAGTTAGCTAGTGCCTGGTAATTATACATTAACTTCATTAACGCTTTATTAATGATTGTGTTGCTTACAAACTCGTCACCATTTTTGTTGTAAGGTGGGAAACTACTACCATCTGGGCTTACAAACAAAATTTCGTCTTCATTGTAAATGTTAAAGTTAACATAACTTACATTTGAAATAGCCTGTAATATGGCTGTTACAGAAGGCGTTGGTGTTGGGGATATAGGCATATTACACTACTATTATATTATTCTGTATAGATTGGTTATACAGGAATGGGAATTTATAATATGGCAATTGTAAGTTGGACTTTAAAATTGATATATCTAGATCGGAATAATTTGGATTAAACACTAATAATGAAAGCCCATCCTCAGTAATTGTTGTACCATCTGCTAATACCCTTTGCATGTAAAAAGTTTGAACACCATTTACACTTAAAATTTGCTTGACTAAATCGTTTAGGTTAATTAACTGACCGAGTTGGCAGTCAGCTGACGCAAAATAAGTTATAAAAATATTGTTTACAGAATTTATGATATAATTGTTATCAACTCTTATATCATTTGTTCTTTGAATAACCAAAAACGAAGTGTTAGCAATATCTGTTGATAATGTTTCACCAGGAGCTTGTAACCCAAGAGTAAATGCTGTATAGATTGGGTCTTGTGGAATTAACTCCATGTTTAATGCTTTTAAGTCTTGCATTTCAGAAATAATAGCATTTTTTTGTGAGTTTTGTAAGAAGTACTGGTTATTATTTGCATNAACGGTTTGAATTGATGGTGTTAAGAAAATGTATATGTTATTGTCTTGACCAGCAAATGAAAAATTAACCTCATTGTACATATAGCGTGGGTCTGTATTTGGTCTTGTAATACCCAAATTATAGTAGTACTGGATGACACCGTTGATATAATCGTAATTGTTTACAACTTGTGAGCTGATTACAATGTTACTGAAGTTTGTTGAAATGAATGTATTAAAGTCATCCGCAGTAATGAGTCTGTTTTGACTGTAGAACGTTTTTGGGGCATTTTGTCTAATTTGATCAACTGTCTCAGGCTGAGCTGGTGGTGCTGAACCTAAGTTGTTTGAAAATGCGATATAGCCAGCTTGACTTGTAGTAATGTAATTTAAATTTGGATTAAACACATTACTTGCAATAAGGTTAAATTGTGGGGTTGTGTAGAAGTTTAAGTTACTACTGTTAATAGCATTTACAGAAACGTTACCAGCTGCACCCGCACTTTGAATATAATAAATGTAAACAACATCACCGGGGTTCAATTGCTGACCAAACACACCATTACCAAATTTTATTTCATAAAAACCATTTTCGTTGTATCTTAATTCGTAAGCAGCTGATGTACTGTTTTCTAAAAATAGTGAATTGGTTAAATTGAATTGTGTATAAACACCAGTTGAAAACTTTTGTACATATACGTTTATGCTTGTTTGATCAATATTAACTGGTTGGTTTGTTATATTGTCTTTGACTAGTAAAGTAAAAACTTCAAATGTTTCACCTGTTGCAACTTGTCCTGGGTATTCAACATACTGGCCTTGGTATAAAAGATTTTCGTTGTAAAGAGATGTTAAGTCATTTTGTCCAGGTGTTGGTACATTAAATGTCACATCTTTAATAAACGAATATATTATACCATTTACTGATAAGAACGAATATCTTGGAATGGTATAGATGCCTGGAAGTAAATTTTGGTTTGAAGTGGCTTGGAACGAAAGTATTGATGTATTATAACCGGACGGATTATAGTTAATAAGCTTAACCAGTCTGTTCATATTTTCATAAATCGTTGCTTCATTAAACATCGATTCACTACTTGTTTGGTTTAGATAGAATAGAAGGTAGTGGTAAGAAAGAGCAATAACGTCTGTAATAGCTGCTAAATTACTGCCTTCATAATTTTGATCTGTAAATACACCACCTTGGTTAAGCCTGTTGATAATGTATTGCTTTAAAGTTAAAGCGTCAAATGACGTGTAACTGTTTTGTGGTAAAGTGTAATCTGTAAGGGTATCTGCCATGTTATGTGTTTATAAAAAATCCAGATTTATCTAACGCACCAACTATTGTTACTTGTTGTGCTCCAAATCTTGGTACAATAATATTCAACCCAACCGTGTATGAATTGTTATCTACATCAGGGTAAACAGTTACATTAACTATATTTACTCTTGGTTCGTACGCATTAATAGCACTGTAAATAGCATTACCAATCGATTCAGCTCTATCATTAGTAATAGGTTGGAATAGTATGTTACCTAACCCAACTCCAAACACCGGGTTCAATGGTTTTTGGCCAGGGTTTGTTGAAATAATACTGGCTATGCTATTTGATATTGCGGCTAAATTGTAGTCAGCTTGAACATCTTGTATTTGTTGTGTTTTGTATAACTGATTACTGTAAGTAGTGCCTATGGCTAAATCCAAATGTAAATCTGAAAACACTTGAGCGTTACTTTTGGTAGAATTAACGTTAGCGAGTGCTTGTAACGATATGGTTGCCATGCTATAATTATTTAAACCAAATACAGAAATACACAAAGATTACATAAATAATAATATGCCTAACAAGTTTTTAACACTGGTTGAAAATAATATTGCTCGTTACACAAATGGTGGTATTTTAGTAAGTGACGTTGTCAAGTTTATCAAGAATTACGCCAGTAAACCATCGTTCAAAGAGCTATCAGATTCAATGCAGGAATATATTCATGAATTTATCAAGGACGCTACTGATAGAAAAAAGAATATAAGAGTTATTGATATTAAGACAAAGTACCCAACAAGTGCACCAAACGATGAAGATAACAGAGGCAATATCTTTTCATTAGAGTTAGCAACGGAGTTAGCACCAGGCTATTACGGTGTAAATCGCAAGGTAACAGTTCCAAGTGATTTAGTCATGGTTGATAATGATTATATCAACTTACCACCAACCCATGCTTACAAGCATAAGGAAAAGAGACAATTTAAGCCAGTACCTCCAGAAGAAGATAACGAAACACCATACAACCCATATCTTCAAACACTTTACTCGCAAGATGGTAACAAACTAAGACGGTCAGAAACAAAATTAAACAACGTTAATGTTGTTATACCATCAAAGCCAGACGTTACGGCAAAGTCTCCTGAAGTAAAGGGCTTTAGTAAGGTAGAAAAGCCTTTATCAAAGAAGATGTACAACTAAGCTAGTTTTTCTAGCTGTACAAAGCAAGCAAACGCGTTAATTTCCTTATCAAGGACAAATGCGTCTCTATAAAGATGATCGCTAATTAAAAGTATTGATTGCTTTTTGTTATCAGCATTCATCTGACTATTGTAGATATGATTAAGATATAGCTTTAGAAGGTTGCCGTAGTCTCCTTGAAATTCGTTTTCGTTCTCAATAAGGTACTTACGAAGATCTAAAACATTTTTACCTTTGAGATAAACTTCAATCTTGTTAACTATCTCATTTTTATCACTAACATCTTTTACAATAAGTGAGCCAGTAACACCACACTTTTGTATGATGTTAATGGTCTTTCTAATGTCCGGGTAGTTATCTTTGATAACCTTAACGAGGTTCTTTTTTTCTTCCTCTGGTAACTTAATTTTTTCTGCTTTTAGAATATGTACCACTCTAATTAAGACCTCTTGTATGGGAGGGTTAAGGTCAAAGTATTGTGTTCTACTCTGTATAGCAGGAATGATTTTGTGTTTGTAATTAGCTGTAAGAATAAAACGAGTATAACCACTATACTCTTCCATCGTATTACGCAATGCTCTTTGACCATCTAACGTAATACCATCAGCTTCGTCTAAGATAACAACCTTTACATTACCGTCTATACTCTTCGTCTGTGAAAAGTTACTAACCTTAGAACGAATTGTATCAATACCGTTTTCATCTGAAGCATTAATATAAAGGTATTGGCACTTTAGAATATCTTGAACAATAATTCTTGCAATTGTAGTCTTACCTATACCAGGGGTACCAACAAATAGTAGGTTCGGTATTTCATTTGTAATAGACTTGAAATATTTCTTGTTATCTTCCGATAACACCATTTCATCTAGTGTTGCGGGTCTGTATTTTTCTACCCAAAGATTGTCAAACATATTATTTTGTACCAGATGAACCAAACCCTTTTTCGCCACGCTTAGTTTCACTTACTTCATCAGTAAATAACACTTCTGATAATTCGTTTTTAAATACAACTAATTGCGCAACTTTATCACCTTTTTTGAAAGTGTGTGTTCTTGTCCCATCAAAATTTCTAAATAAAATATCAAGACTTCCTCTATAGCCTTCATCTATAATACCCGGATGGACAGCAAGATTATGTTTGAACCCGAGGCCACTCCTGCATGCTACTTGAATCCAGTAACCGGGAGAAATAAACGCAAGTTGTAAACCGATTGGTACAACCTTAGATTCACCAGGAGCAATAATAACATCATCTGTACAATATACATCCCACCCCGTGTCGTTAGAATGTGCTTTTGTTGGCAACTTTGCGTTTATATTAAGGGGTTTAAATTGAATTTGTATCATATCCTTTATTATATATTAATAAAATTGACTGTCAACCTGTATTAAGGTACTAATTAATTAAATGAAACAATAGTATGTATACTTAATTATTAATAAATTAAAATGCAAGACTTTTTGTACAAAAATTTTTAACACACAATAACGCAAAATATAATGAACTATTCTACAATCAAACTAACGGAGATGATAATTTTGTTGCTAAACAGCAGCATAAATGTTTGTTTAAAGGGGATAGTAGATTGCAAGCTAGTTTAAATCAACAAATTAAATAATAAGTAATCTAAATGGCTGATGCAAATGTTAACAATGCTGTAGATCAATTACTGCAGCAATTACAAAATAAAGGAACTCCTGCTAAACCTGAAAACCCTAAAGAGGAACTATCTAAAGAAGATGTTGAAAAGTTCCTTATTGAGTACTCAAGCCAGTTAATAAAAGGAACTGTTGAAACGGTACAGGGGTTAAAAGGGTACGTTGCATCTGCTCCAAATGCAGAAGAAGTGGAGGCTTTAGCTGCATTAGTCAATTCTTCTGCTGCAGCTATTGAAACGCTTAATAAGATTCTCATCAACAACAAAAATATCGATGCAAAGTTTAAGTTAAAAACTATGGACATCGAAAGTAAAAAAGAACTTCAAAACAGTGAGATTCAAGGTAAGTTGCTCATGAACAGAGAGGAACTTCTTAAGAAGTTAATTGATGAAGCAAAGGTTGTAGATGTTCAGGTTACAGAAACTCAAGCTGATCCAAGTACTGCTTGAGTTGAAAGTATTACTTGCTGTAAATTATTTTTTAGTACATCAACAGCTAATTGAGCCTGCTCAAGGTTTGTAATTGTGTAGTTAAACTGAAATGCGCTTCTAGCTGGATCTTGATCTTTAGGGTTTAATCCTTCAAAGAAAATGATAAAGTTAGCAATCTTGTCTAATGTTGTTTGTAGTACTACTAAAAAGTCGTGGTAATTATTTGTAGCTCTTTGGTAATATAAAACATCGTTAATAAGGTTTGTACCGTGTGATAGCTGTGCGGTATTATTGTTTAATGTACCTGATTGTAAGCCTTTTAAATTCTGCTTTAATAATGGGTCAGCATAATAACTGAACGTCTTTAAAATAACCTTTTCATTGAGAGAAGTTTTATTGTAAAGTGTTGTTGGTATGTAGAGAGGTATCAAATTACTTGCATTAAAAACGTCAAAGTATGGTGTTGTACTATTATCTAAGACGAACACTGGGTTTGTTGTATAACCAATATCATCAGAAAATGGGGCAAAGTAACTACCGTTTTGTATTCCTTTATTAACTACTGTTTTATATTCATCAGAAAGCGAAAGGTACTTTTCAATAAAATATTGCTTAAAACTGTTATCAAGAATTTTTACACCATTTAACGTAACATTACCATTGTTTACTGTATAGTTTGGTAATGTAAAATTAGTAGCTTCTAATTCATTGAACAAAATTGAATAAGATGATAATACATTTGTTGTCACTAAAGCTTTTGAAAACTTAATATTTTCATTTATTTCAGTTAAGTAGTTACCAAGTGTGTTGAGTAAGTTTGTGCTTTTGTTATAGAAGTCCAAACTCGTATCTTGAACGATACCTATATATTGTGGTAAAATTGAGCCTTGGCTTGTCATGGTGTGTTTTCGTTATATTTTGGGTCTGTAAAATGATATGTCTTTACAGCTAATATTTTATTTAAAAAGACATTATTATTAACAAACTGGTGATCAACGTGGATGATAAAATATATGCCTAAAAATTTATCATCGAATTGATTATCGATATACGTACCGGTTCTATCTACACTTAAAAATCTACCCGACTTTCTTTGGAAGCCGCCTTGTACAATTAATTCTACACCAAGATTAAGTTTTAAAATTCTCTTTAACAGTTCATTTCTACCTACAGCTAGTCTTAAGTTTTTATCTCCTTCACTATACTCTAAGAAACGATTTTCGTAATTTAAATTGGTTTTTTGTGTGTTGTTTAAAATCAGGTGTGGTATAGGTGCATTGTTATCACCTTTCATTGGATTGACATACAAATTAGAAAAATCGGTTTTAACATTTTGTATATCTCCATTGATAGAATCAATTGTNAAAAGATTTAATTCGAAATCATATTTGTGTACNAGAATAGTTTTGATTTTGTCCTGTAATTCATCACCGGGGGTGTTAAAAAACTTAGCACTTATTACATCCCCCGATTCACCAAACTCTAAAGCTTGTAAAGGTTTCTTTAATTTGTTTTGCAATACGTTAGCCTGTGGTGATTGTGTGCCAGCTATAGTTAAATTTTCAATAAAATATGAAGACCCGGAGTCCGTTCTTTTATCATATGCTTTATTGAACACACTACTAGCACTTTCTAGAGTATATTCACCTGTAAAATAGTCTTTTAATAAACAAGAAAAATCGGTACCGCTACTTTGACTAACATGGAACTTATAAACGTACATTAAATCATCATAAGCAGTGTAATCGTTGGGTGATGAATAAAATAGTTTGCTCACCCCTTGTTCAAAATATGGGGTAATTACTGTACTGCCAGATAGGGTACTGTATACAGCTCCTGGAGATTCCAGGCCATTTTGTAAAATATACTTTAAACTATCTCCAGTAAAAGCTCTTCTGTCGTAGTTGTTAAGGTATGGGGTGTCGGTTGCTTTTAACAATTGAGTTGATGAAAAAAACAACTTTTTATGTTTTAAAATAACATAATCTAAATCTTCTATAGTGTACTTTTTTGCTTTACCATCGTTCGTTTCAATATCTTCCTCGTTAGTAACAGAAAACACATAATTAAATCCAAAGAATTTATTGTATGCTAAACTTTGTTGTTCGTAGGGTTGCGCCCCTGCTTCTATTGGTACGATGGTTAAAAAAAGCAAATCTCTTGTATCGCCTCTTGTTTGGTACCCTGTTTGATTTGGTGTAGAGGCAAGTGCAGGGGTGAACTCTCTATTTACTGGTGAATTTACATATCTTTCAATTACATCTTGCGTATTATTAATAACAATATACCCAGTTTTAAATGGTGTATAAACGCTGTCGTTTATCATCAACTCTAAAACAGCATCTTTTTCAAATGAAACATTATAGCCATCAGCGTTTGCAAATGTAGCTTTAAAAAGGTAATTTTTCTTATTTATTACAGTGTAATATGGTTGGTACTTATCTCTATCGGTACCGAACGTGGCTGGATTACTCATTGTAGTTGCTGTTGTATTAAGTTAAGAACTTGTTGCAAATAGTTTGGGTTCAGCACTTTAATAGTTTTACCGTAAATTGTTGGGTCAAAAGGGTTTTGAATATTATTAATAATGCAAATTAACCACCAAAGATAGGTTGTACCGTAAACTTGATAACTTAAGATTGTTAATGGTGTATTTGGTTGTAATGTGGTTGTGTAGAAAAGGTCGTTATTAACATCTTGCGGCACATTTATGTTTTTAATTATATTGTAAAAATAGTCTTTGTTATTGTCAAGTGTTTGATATACTTTGAAAATATTTTCATATCTATAAAGCTCAAGCTTGGGTAAAGTAGTTACGTAATTTTGATATTGTCCAAAGTCCATATTATTATTTACTATGTTGTACTACCTGTGCTACCTGGAGGGTTTATACCTTGCCCGACATTAGAAGGTTGCGGATTTGTAATAGTAGTTGATCCTGTATTTGGTGTTTGTTGTTGTTGTGGGAGTTGCTGTTGTGATACAGTAACACTAGCAGGATTAATACTGGCGTACATAAAGTTTCTTGTCTCTTCATTCATACCCGTTAATGTAATTGAAACANCGTAAGCGTCTGGTACTATAGTTGTAATTTGCGTTGTNTCATTGGTTGAAATTGTTTGCACTGGTACATCAAAAGTAGCTAAACGTCTTGCACCTAAAAATGAAACTGTTAAGTTACTAATATAGCAATATGGCATATAAAACATGCCTCTTAAATAAGCAGAATAAATAACGGGCATATCAATAACAGATCTATCTATTCTACCGGGTCTGTTTTGATAAATTAATCCATATAGTAGTTGCCAGTTTAAAGATATAGCATCTTCTCTTAAAGTATTAAGTAAAGGAAATTTTACAGTAACTGTTCTACCCGTATCACCCATTGAATATTGTTTTGCCTTTTCAATGTATGTACCAGGTTTTATAATATTAGCTAATGCAGACGTACTAGATGCAATATCACCAATTATATTAGTTAAACCGCTTGCGAAATTAGTTTCGCCTGCACCGAATGAGTTTGTAAATGAATTAAAACTGTCGTCTAAGTAAGGCAATTTATATACAAACCCTGTCGATTCCGTAGCGTACAAATAATTATATGGAGATAATGCTTTGTTATTAAAAACATTAAACCCCTGGTTTTGTAATA